CTACGGAAACGTTACCTACATAACCCTTGAAGAACGCGATAAGATTGCTGCAACGCCAATGCCGACCAAACACCTCGAGACCCAACGCGACATCTTCGTGGCACAGTGTCGCATCGGCTGTCGTGTGTCCGATCTTATGCGCCTCACGCCACAACACATCCAAGACGATATGATTGTTTATGTGCCAAAGAAGACCAAAGACGAGGGCGAAACGCCTAAAATGGCGTATGTTCCAATAACCAACAAGCTCCAACTCCTTATCGACAAATACAAAGGTGTTGACAAGTACGGTCGCCTCTTCCCCTGCATATCACAGCAGCGATACAACGATGCTATAAAAGAGATATTCACAATCGCGGGAATAACCCGACAGGTAGAGGTTCGCGACAGCCTTACAGGAGAAAACAAGCTGCGACCGTTGAACGAAATCGCCAGTTCGCACATCGCACGCAGAACATTTGTTGCCAATCTATATAATAAGGTGGCAGACCCAACAATAATAGCACAGATGAGCGGACACAGCGAAAATAGCACATCGTTCGCAAGATACCGCAAACAGGAAAACGACCTTCTGCGCAGGGTGGCACAGTTAGCTGACTAAACTATACTTGCTCTGTATGATTGAGAATAAATGCCACAGTCTTTGAACACAGCCCTGTACGCTTGCAAATAATGTCATAAATATAAGATTTTGGTACGAGATGAGCGTAATCACCCAATTCTTGCAACACATTATTATATGTGTTGTGTACAATATTGTGCCTAACAATCGTACGTTCTCTTCTGTTTTCACTTGCCATAATAAAATGTTTCTTATCTTTGCAATGCCAATAAACTAAAATACGAATAACGCTCGTTTACGATGAGGACTTATAACCCCGACACCGTAGGCGAGTATATTCGTATATTCAAATAGTTTATTGGCGTAAACAGAAGTGTCGGGGTTCTTTTTCTCCACCCCGAAAGGAGAAGCAACCATATCGGCGTATCACTATTCACCGAAGCCGCAAACGCCTTGTCAGCAGCTCCGATATATTACTCTTGCGCCGCTTGTCCCGCTGGCAACACATTGTTTGCCACACCATTTTGAACCGACTGTTCTTGTTGGCTCTGCAAGTCTTGCAGTAACTCATCGGCAAATGGGAAGTCGCCGTGCTTCAACAACTGTTGCAAAGTGATTTGTCCGCCTTGCCATATCTGCATCAAGAACTCATTGGCAATCTGCCTGTATATCGGCGTTGTCGTACTCTCGGTGATACTCAAATCAAATTCCACATCGCGTATCTTCTGCGGATCGTAAACGACTTGCGTTCCATTCTTTCCTGCAATGTTTATAACTCGCTTCGTGTCATAGAACTGTTGAATGTTCTTCACATCCTTATATGCTGCGTCTTTCACAAACTGCGAGAAGCTGTCAAGAATGTCTAACAGTGAGGTGGTGGCATTCTGCGTCTGTTGACTGTACAACGTCCCACTCACACCGCTCGCTGCCGTGCGACCTTGTAATGCGCCGTGTACGCCACTAATATCCTCGAAGAAGGTTAGCTGCATACTCAACAACTTGTCAATACCTATATTCGTGGAGTTTGCCGAAATGTGTGTTGGCAATGGCTGACCGCTCTTCGGTGTATAGACAATAACGCCATCGCTTCTGCTCCACGTGTCGGCAAACTCTTCGGGCGACAAATCGCCAAGACAGCTGTCGGGAACGAGTAATACTCCTTTTGCACTTGCACGCATTATCCAGTCATACATCATTATCAGCCTGTTCACATACCGCTGTTGGTCTATTACGTCAGAGACGAACGAGTGTATCTCGCCATCGATGAACGGATAAGCCTTGAACACGTATGGGTGGCTCTTATGCTCGTATGGCGTTTCGCCCTCTTTCAGAATGTCGCCAAACGGACTCAAATAGTAATAATACCAGTATTCATCCACAAACCACTGGGCTTCTATCAATGGTATATCTTCAACAGGCATCCCTGCCGACAGCCCTCGTGTGATACGGTCGTCGTTGACGGCTTGCACCATTGTCTCATAATCCTCAATGTCAATCTTATACACATCGCCATTGTTGTAGTCGTGGCAACGATAGCGCGGCTTGCTCTCCTTGCGCCACACCTCTATGACCCTGCACAGGCTACTATCTCGACAGTACATAAAATCGTAGGTGTGCAAGTTTGAAAAGCCAAACTCTCGGAACGTGTCCCTTATCCCTCGCATATCTCGCGCCACACGATAGATATTCGACAGTCTCTTGTAGTCCTCCGAACTCTCGGCAAACTGCTCACACAACGCACCGAACGAAACATCGTGTATCTCGCCAATACAAGAGACATCCCAACCACGGAAGTCGCGCATATTGGGGTCTATGAAGAAGTTGTTAGGGTTCACATAGTCCGTCCAACAGTCTAACTTGTCATTGCGCCAACCAAAACTCTTCTTGTGGATAATCAGACCGCTGATAAGATACTCCTCCATTGAACGCGCATACATCTCGTCCATACGGTTAAGCTGCATATTATACTGCAACACCGTTGTCATCGTCTCGCCTATCTTCTGCTCGTCTCTATCGCGTGCCTTGCAGATAGGCTCTTTCGACTGATTGCGATACACGCCTGTTACGTTCCTCACCAACCGCCTAATCATATTGTTTTTCAGCGGGATGTTGCCTTGCCGCCTTATGTATTCCTCTTCCGACATCTCCTGTCCATCAACGTTGACAGCGTCTTTCCATTGGTCACCGTATGTGTAGCGTTTGTTTCGCGCACGGTCTCGACGAAACCGCGCACAGTCATCCCAACACTGTTTCGCTTCCAACAACACATCAAAAGCTCGCGTGCCATTGTGCATCTTGGCATTCTTCACGCTGTCCATATCTGCCTTCCTCGAAACAGCAGCCATCGAATGTAATACCTCTATTGCCATAATTCCTTATTTGTTTGACGTTTTTATTTCATCGTTGAAGTCCTCTACCTCTCTCATCAGTCTCTCTCGCGCACTTTCTACACGATACTCATTTGACGCATCATCGTTGTCCTTACGCTCCGAGTTAAGTTTGCTGATAGCTTTGAATATATCCTCCAACGCATCTTCCATAGCGTAGTCCATATAGCTGTAATCCTCATCGCGGTCGGGATAACCAGCGGTTTCCTCGCCTTTAAGACTTTCGAGCATCTTCTGCTTTACGGTGCGTATCGCCTTGTTTACGGCTTCCGCATCGGTCTTGTCATCGATGTTCTTCAATTCGCCCTGCAACGCACTCACGGCTTTTTGGTAGCCTTTCATAGCCTTGTACCTCTTGTACTCATCGCTCTGCATCAGGTCGTTGAGCTTCTCGGCAAACTCGATGCTTCCTAATCGGGCTTTCTTTTTAGCTTTGCCAAGATCATGCTCTGTCTGACTGTATTCGTCCATTGCTTTATAGTAACGGCTGTTCACATCGCTGCCACTGCTCCGCTCGTCAACGGTGGTCAAGAAACGGCTCGCCACTGGCACGTTTCGCAACTGTCGCGCGTCCTCATCCCACAGCATGGATGTGGTCTTGTAGGTCTGTATCAAAGTTTTTCCTACGCCGCCAAAGTAGCTGCCCACAAGGTGTTCCATAACATCGGGGTTCGACCACCAACCATCCCATTTCTGTTTATGCACATCGGGATTGTCGTTGCCTATGCTGTTTACGAACTTTGATATGCCTATCGCCAGTCCGCTTGTTCCCTTGTAGGCTTTCGTCCATTCGGGGTCAAGGGCTGTGTAATCGCTGCGCCTATATACGGGCTTTCCGAAATAGTCTTTGTTGGCAATCACCTGCGCTACTGGTTGTGCAAGGCTCGGCGTGAGGTTCAATATCGCATTGCCACCATTGCCTGTGAAATCAAGTGGCAGCATTGTATTGAAATTCATCGCTGCATCGCCCAAAGCCTCGCCTACTGTCTGCTTGCCGTTGAAAGCGGTAAAGGCACATTCTCCTGCTCCGTAGAAACCGCGCAACTCGTGGGGCAACGGTATCAAGAAATAACTGCCCTTTGTGAATGGGATGTAAAACACAAGGTTGTTCCTGCGCTGCCATTCCGGCAAGTCCCAATACCATTGCATCGGGTCGTCATCACCATCACCGCCGCCGAAACCAAGTGCTTGGCACAGTCCTACCATTGCGAAGTCAAGCATAGGCACGATAAATCCAGCCCCTGCGAAACCGCCTATCACGGCACTCGCTTTCTTCGGGTTGCCCGCCACGGTCTTGCCGAAATTGCGCAAAGACTGTATGGCGGCATTGAAGAACACGTATGCCCATTTCAACTGCCTTGCACCCATACCGCCATCTCCTTTCTTGTTGAAGTTGACGGTGATGTCTTTCGCATCCCAAATGCTCCGTGTCACGTCACGCCCCATTTGGCGACTGGTCATATAGCAGATGAAGCGGTTTGTGTCCTCCGAAGAGCGGTTGAGGAACTCCACGCCGTCCCACACGCTGCGCCATGCTTTCTTGGGCATCGTGGCGACACCGCCCTTCGCTTCTTTTACAAAACGCTCAATGTCTTTCTTCACTTTGTCAACGGTGTTCAGCTGCGTGAAGCCAGTCTCGCCACCATTGCGCATGAACTCGTCAAAGTATCGCTCCACCTCGTTTGTGGTGTCAAGTGTGCCATGC